CCTCCAGGTTGGCCAAGCTGGCCCAGGTGCACGTGATGGTGTAGGTCAGCGTCCCGGTGGTGGCTTGGCGGATGACGTCGGCGGTGGTCAGCGCAAATTGAACTTGCCCGAGAATTATCGGGCCGTCAATGTTGTAGATCGGGTCACCCTGGTCACTGAGGTCAATGAGCTCATAGTTCGGAAGTCCAGTGACGACAAAGGTGCCATTCCAAGGCGCCCCCATCCCGGACAGGGTGAACGACTGGCCGATCTGTAGCTGATGCTCCTGTAAAAGCTGAACGATGGCCACGTTTTGCGTCACCTGTTTATGGGTGACGGTCAACGCAGCCATCGTTAGCAGCCTTGGAGGAGGTCTTAGTTAGGCGACGAGAACCTTGACGAACTTGGTCGCATCGGCCATGAACGCGGCTGCGTAGCCACGGAAGGCGATCGTGCGTCCAAGCGTCGAGGGAACGTCGATGCTGATTGCGCCCTTCTGCTGTTCGTAGAACTCGAAGCCAGCGGCGGGGCCAGCTGCGTGACCGACGACGCCGAACAGGTTGCCCGAGCCCGTGCCACCGGCCATGTTCTTGTCAACGACAAGCGACAGGCCGAGCGGGTTGCCGTTCCACGACGTGGCCGACTGCGAACCTGCGGCGTTCTGGCCGATCAAGTTCGTTGAGCCGACGAAGGGGAACACCGGGCGGTCAGCGTTGTCAACGGCCATACCGAGCTTGGCCCAAACAATCGGCGCCACGAAGTAATGCGTCGGCAGGTAGTTCGAGCTGTTGCTGATTTGGTACGCGGCGCCGTAGATCGCTTCGACGATGTCCTTGCCGTCGAAAGCGTTCAGCGTCTCAAACTGGGTCACGCCCGACACCATGGTGTCAACGGCGTAGTTGTCGGTCGCCTGACCGTAGGCAATCGCGAGCTGGTCGAGGACAATCGCGAGGCTGTTCGGGTCAGTCCAGTCCAAGTCCTGCTCGGACAGCGTGACGTACGTGCCGAACGTGAGCTTGCTGATGTCCGTGTTGGACACGCCGACCGTCGAAGGGTCAAGCGGGTTGAGCTGGCCCGTCGGCTGCTGCGTCACGACCGGACGGGTCGTGATCTTGGGGCGACGGAACGTGGCACCGCTCTGCGGCATCGCACGCACGCCGATCGCCGAAACGAACGGGCGAATCGCGTTGAGGCCGTCGTACACCGGGCCGACGATCTGCTCGGGCAGGATGCCGGGCGTGTCAGCGGTCGTGATGTCGGGAGCGGCAGCCTTGATGTTGGCGTTGAGCTGAGCGAAGTCAGCGCCACCGCGCACAAACGAGGCCATGTACTCGGTCGGCGAAGGAAGCTTGAACGACTTCTTTGCCTCGGCCCAAATAGGTGCCGACACGGTCTGCGGCTGAGCTGACACAGCTGCCGCGCTTTCGATCTGGACGTCCTTGATTGCTTCCACTTGTGCGGTCTCCTGTTGTGTGCCCTCGGCCGCTGCAACCTCGGTGATCTGTGCCCCGGCGAACGCTGGTGCTGTTACCAACGATAGTTCCATCCACTCGCCTTTAGCAACCACGAGGGTGCCGTCCTCGTCGTACGAGGCGTCAATCGGGTTTACCCCAACCGAAACGGCGTCGATCGCGCCGTCCTTGATGAGCTCAACGACGTCGTCGCCGTCGCGGGTTTTGCTGATCTTGGCCGTAAACAACATGCCCGCCTCGGAATCCATGCGCCCAGTGACGACGCCTACCGGCTGGGTTGAGTCATGGTATTTAAGCAGCTTAGGCGCCTTGCCTTTGACAGGGAGAGAGCCGGGCAGGAACTTGACGCGGGTGCCGTCCGAGACGGTCGCTTCAACGTTCCACGGTACGGCGATGCCGCTGATTAAGCGCGGCGTTTCGCCTTCCTCGGCGGTCACAAAGGTGTTGCTGGCGGTGAGCTTCAGCATTAGTCATCCATCCTTTCGGGAGTTCTGCTGGCCGGGGACTCGGGGGCAGCGTTTCCTTCGTCCCCGGCCATGTCGTTTTCCTCCAAGTACGATTTCACGTCTAGTTCGATGTAGCGCCCGCGGGGCGTCACGTTATTCATGCTAAGCGTCTGCTCAATCGCGTCCACGAACGGTTTGGCGCCAAAGAGATACAGGTCTTGACGGGCCTGCTGGGCGTTGGCATAGGTCATCGAGCTGGTGTTGATGCCGACCAGGTACGGCGGGATGTTGGCGATGCGTGCCATTTCCAGCGCCTGATGTTCACGTGATTCCACCGACTGCATTTTGGACGGGTCGATGTACTGCGGCTCAAACGTGACGAACTGATTCAGCGCGGCAATGGCGTTGGCTTCGCGGGCGTCAGCAAAAGCGGCAGCCATGTTGGCAAGTTCCTCTGAGCTCATCGGTTCACCATCAACCTGGCGCAGTACGCCGCTGGGAATCTGATTGCGGGCAAAACGTTCAGCGGATTCGTCAAGGTTGCGGGCTGTGCGGATGGCGCGTGCACCCATGGACAGCAAGCCTTGAATTGGGCTGATGAATTGAATAACGTCGCGTGTGTCGAGGTCAAGGCCGTTAAACGTGACTTGGCGTGACGGGCCAAACCATTGCGGGCCTGCCTGGTCGCGGGTCTGTACGTCGGCGGCAGGAATCCACGTGAACTCGGCAGGGAAACCGTTGCCGAAACGTTTGGTCACAACCCAAAACGCGCGGCCGTAAAAGATCAGGTCGTCGGTCGTCCAGCTAAGGATGAAGTTGCGGGTGACGTTCGGGTCAGGCTGGTCAAACCAAATGTCATCAGGCAAATACATTTTTTCGTACTCTTGCTCGGTCGCATCCCATTGCCATGAGTACTGTTTGATCGTGAGCGCGCCAACCATCGAGCAGATAAGGTCGCGGGCCCGGCTAATGGTGGGAATGTTGATGGCTTGCAGACGGTCAAAGCCCGTCATGTAAGTCATGAAGTTGCCGACGTTGGGGTTGCCTGCTGCGCCGACAGCTGCACCCACAGCGGCGTGCGGTGCAATCTTGCTGGTCTGGAGGCCCGAGAAAATGCCCATGATGCGTCAAGCCTAGGCGTTCGCTCGGACGAATGCGATCGCGGGCCGTGTCACATTGGGTCGCGGCTTAGACATCAGCCCCGCAGCCCACACTAGACAGCGAGCTAGTTCAATAGGCCCCGGTGACTTGGTCGAGGAAAGCGCGATAGCGCCCGGTGTTCGCACGGCGACAGCTCTGCCCACGTGCTCGGCGAGCATCGTTTCTCCTGTGTGTTGGAGTTTGTTTTCGGCGATGGCTTGACGTACCGCGCTAGTGAACGTTGTGATTTCGCGGTAGCCCACAATGAGGCGCGAGCGAGCCAGGTCGCTAGGGCAATGCACGTCAAGAGTTGGAGTAATTGCCACCGTGAGATTCGGATTAGCGGCACGCTGTTGTTTGACATTGTCCCATACTGCCGTAATGGTGTCGCACATGAAAGCCACTGTTGCGGTGAGCACGTTTTCGGCGTTGTAGTTGCAGCGCACGGCGCAGTAGCGGCCGTCGTCAACGCTGACCTCGACAGCGAGCACGCCGCCTGGTAATGGTGGCAAATGGGTGGCACGCTCTTTCCAAAGCCCCGGTGACAGCCAACCTGTTTCCGTTTGCACCCATAGGTTCACTGAGCTACGCAAGAATCCAGCCCTGTTCGGGGCGTGTGATTCAGCTTCCAGCGTGTCGATGCTGAGCGTGTGGCCGAGTGCCGGGTTGGCGTATTCCCAAGCCTCAGGGGTCATCGGGTCGAGCTCTGGCGGCGGTGAGTATTCGGCCAAATACAGCGGCGGCTTGTCCCCGGTGTCGATCGCACGCAAGGCTTCCTCACGCCATTTCAACATTGCCACCGATTCCTCGGTTCCTGCGGTTGACCACATAGACAGCAGCGGGTTGTTACGGGCGCGTTGGGTTGGCCTAAGTCCAATGTCAAGGGTTTCGGTGTCCACCCCGAACAGCTCGTCAACGATAATCAGGTCGCAGGAAAGGCCGTGCCCAGCTGAGGGTTTGGCGGCACGCACAATCCACTTGTTTGGCCCAACCTTGATTTGATTGCGGCCATAAGCCCACACAATGTCGTGCTTAGACAGCCCAAACGACGCTTCCAGCACGGGCGCCAAATCCTGAAACAGCGCGCACGCCAAATCGAGACGGTGAGCCGTAGTGAGGATGACCTGCGGCTCATCCCACAACCTGGTCAGCCACCAACCGACCAAAGCCTTCAAGGCTGCGGTTTTGCCGTTCTGTCGAGCAACCGAAACGAGCGAAACTTGATTGAGAAAACGACCGTCAACGTCATACGACAGCTGTGCGTCAAGCACCCGGCGCTGCCAAGGCATGAGCTCAATGTTTAGGTACTTAGAAGCCCACTCAGCAACTTCGGGCCCATACGAACCAGCAGCATCCGCCACGATCGTTTCCAATCGCGGCAAATCATGACCCTTCCCTTTCTTGCGCGTTTCTTTCCCTTTGGATAAAGACAACGA